GGGGAAGAGACAGCGGTCCCGACCTGCGTGAGACGGAGGGAAACGCGGGTGACGGCGACCGATGAGAAAATGCTCCGAAGAGCCGTGACGCGAGCGGAGCTCTGGAGGGCGCCAGAGCGGGCGAAAGACCCGGTGTTGCAAGAGCTGGTGCGGAGGGGGATGGTAACTGTGAAAGACATTGAACGACAATGGTCGGGTCGAGGAATGTTTTTCTTGAAGATAAAACCCCCTGTGACACCAATGATGAGTGCAAAACGGGGATAATAGCAATGGCGTGCGTTTCATCAAGATGAACGCCAGAGCGCGAATGTGTCCTAAAAGCGAGTGAGGGCCAGAAGTAAACTGGAAATAGTGCTGCGCGAAGACGATTGATGGCAGTTGCGGCGTTGAGGTCAGCAAGGCGCGATCGCGAAGGGCAAGCGATCCCGGCATGCTTAGCGTAAACCTTGGCAGAATAATAGACGCACTCAGAGATCGGGGAAACGATCTGTGCCGAGGGAATCGGGAACTGCGTATAAAACTTCGAGAAAAAATGCGGGTCGTGCATGGCAGACACGACACGAATGATAGTGTCGATTTTCTCGAAATTCAAGTGCTTGTACAGGCGTGAAGCAACCGTATGCAAGTAGCGCGTCTCGAAAGCAGTATAATTGGCTTGCCTAGAGAGAAACGAAACGTAGAACTCGTCTATAGTCTCTTCGGAGTGTTGCAGCCGGGAAAAATGCTTAGAGAAGATGCGAAAAGGATCGGCTATCCAACGATCGGCAGGCATGAAACGGCCAGCATGGTATTGGACGGAACGATCGACCTTGATAGTAACGATGCGAGGTTCGCAACAAGGCACGCAAGAAGCCCTAGGAATCAATTCACCATCATCGGTCTCGTCATCATCACCTTTGTGCAAGTAAGCATGAGAGGCAACATTCTCGTAACGCTGGGAGATAGTGACGGTAGCCTGCACCCCATTTGCTGTGAGCGTGAAGAAATCCCCAGATGGGAGATTAAATTCCACGACACAAGCAAACAAATGCGGTCGCAGAGAGTTGACGCGATAAGTGGATCTTTTAAGGTAATAAAGGTCCATAGCGTCTTCATCCGCACCAAGCAATTTGGCGAGCATGCTGAACATAAGCACATGGGGAGCGGTGTGCGATGAATCCTGCTTAGAAATGTCCAAGTTCGTAAAGGATTGGCGAAACTTGGCAAACATACCTCGCTCACGGCACAAACGGCTCAACTCGGCATCCGAAAAACCAATATCCATTATGACATCATCACGCAACACGTCAACAAGGTTGGCGTTGACGCCGCGGGACGAAGCAGCATAAAAGGCGGTCCAAGCCGGCGAGGAACCAATAATCTCTTGCCCGTACGACAAACCAAATGGCGCGGCCGGGTCCTCAGCCTTGACCTTGTTCTGCTTCTTCTGGAAAGCGGTATGCACAAGGGAAGCGGCATCTTCGCCAAGAGGGGCAGCATTGATCAAGGACACCAGGTAACCGGATGTGCGTGATTCGACCCACTCAGCGAAAAAGTCCTCAGTAAGCCGCGCGGTGTACTGCTTCTTGAAGAAAGAGATGGCGTAATGCCGCAACATGGTTTGCGCTTCCAAGATAATATCCGCGGTCCGCGAAGAAAGGTCCTTCTTCTCGATAAGCTGCCTGAGGACCATGTTCCGAGCATCCTCGAAAGTGTTCGAGCTGAGCTGTATATTGGCCAGAGAGGCGACGCCATCAATGGACGAGAGCAAAGCGGGCGGTTCGGGGTGCTCGAGGAGTGCGATAGATCGCAAACCGCGGGCGACGGGCGCATAAAAATCCACCAAAGGCATAAGATGCGCGATACTCTCGGGAGCGGTCATGGCGGCAACAGTTGCAAGCAGATCAGCCTCAGTGACGTGGTCAAGACTTTCGGAGCGGTGCGCGGGCGCTTCATCAGGGACAATGTTGGCAGACACATTAATCTCGGCACCAATGTGACGGGAGTAAGGCGAAGACGCAAAATCCACGGTGGAGACCGGGGCGACGAGGTTATCCAGATCAAAAGGGTAACGAAGACGCGAAGCAGGGTCATAACCATTGACAGTGGACAGGCCAATGAAATTGTCACTGGGGAACAACCAGGACAAAAGCACATTATCGATGTGCAAGATCGTCTTCGATTTGGCACGTGACAAAGCGACGTACCGAATGAACGAGAGGCCGGCGAGAGTCCGGCGTTTGTGGTTAGCCACGTTGGCGTACCAAACCGCGTTCACAGGCCGCAACCCCTGGGCCTGAGAAACCGAAGGCGCCTTCGGAAGCAACATCGGACGATTTTTGTCCAGCGACACCATGGTGAGCGTGCCACTCGGATAATCCCCCAAGGCGAAATCCTGTTCCTCTTGAATGAACAGGCGCACAGATTCAGTGTCCGGGTTGAGCGTTTGCACGAGCAACTGGTCCGCGGCCGAGAAAACCGACAGCGACAGAGCCAAAGCGTCAATGCCCATAGTGCACGAGACGAAGAAGCGCATTGTGGGGAAGCGCATCATCGAAAGGGTCTCGGGCGTGAAGGCATCAACCAGACGAGCACTCTGGTAACGGTCGCCGATGAGTATGACCTGCCAACGGCGCGCTGCGGCAAAAACCAACCAACCAAGCAGCTCAGATTGATCGAGGGCAAAAACCTCGTCAATTACCAAAAGGTCGACAAGGGAGTTGAAACCCGGGATGGCATGCTTGGTGACGGCGCCTTGAAAGCCACTAGAACGCCAATCAGCACAGAGCATGTTGGTCGGACAAACCACCATGGTGTGCAATGGCTTGAGAACGCGGCGCAAGGCGGTACTCTTCGCAGAAGCGGCAATACCATCAATAATGATGGTGGGCACGGCCAAGATAGCCGCATTGCCGGAAGCAAGAGAAACAGCTTCGAAAAAGCTGATGTTCTTGTTGACGATAGGTTCCGGGGTGTCAGCCGGAAGCTCATCGAAGCGCATAGCCCGCATGCCGCGATCAAGCTTATAAGTGCGCAAAGGCGCGGACAAGGCACGTCGGATGATAGTGGCAGCGCCTGCGTCAGGAGCCGGAAAGGTGGCGCCGTCCGAGAGGAGAATATCGAGCTGAGTCGCGTCAGGACAAACGCGAACAAAATCGATATGGGCTCTGGAAGATCGAGGTCGCACACGGTAGCCAAGGGTGCCGGTGTGGTCGATGACCGTGTTGGAAAGCAGCGATTCAGCACGCTCATGCGACAAATTGAGAGTCGCATAAACCTTGGGAATCGAACGCACCAACGGGACAAAACCGGACTGAACGGCCATCGGCACACCGATCGGAGGGATCGGAGCAACAATCGGAGGGGTAGCGGGACGCTCAAGAACACCGCCCATGCTATCAAAAGTGCTCGGGGTAGACACACCGCTGGTAGCGGTGATCGAACCGAGCGGAGTGCACGAACGGGTTAGCGAGGAGATTAAGACGGGGGTGGAACATCCGGAAGTGTTCGCAGAAACCGGAAGAGAGGGCGCAGGGGTGCGAGGGGGGGTCATGGCAGGGGACTCAGGCAACGGTATCTCAGCAGCACGATCCATAATGGCACGAGAAACCGCGGCAGAATCAAGCGCGGCACGGGTCAACATCGCAGGGGGCGCGAAAAAAGGACCGGTGCGATGCGGAAGGCGAAACGCGGCGCTCGGGACAACGGCAGTGGCCGGTCCTGGAAGGACCGAACGCGAGATAGCCTCGAAAACGGAAGTGGCAGTACGGGCGGCAAACTGCGAAACTTCCACGACGTCAGAGACAATATCCACAAGATTCCCAGATCGCACACCGGCACGTACCTCATTGACAATATGATACGTGGTGCAACGCACATAAGGATTGTACATCTCACCGTGATCAAAGTTGTCAGCGAGCAGGAAAGATGTGACCTGCTCTGAAAGTGATCGCGAAAAGATGTCCCGCTTGCTCGAAACCTGGAGCGAGAAAACATCAGCAATGTACTGTGTGACACGCGAGCCCGGAGAACCCATACCTAGGCGATTAAACCACGCTTGATAATAACTGGCCCCACGCGCTAGGCAGGCGGTGATCAATCTATCAGACATCATCGACGCCAGAAGGACGTGGATGGTGAGAGAATCGAATTGCTGCGAGCTTATGTCCCAACGTTTGGCCAGCACCTGGTTACCGATCTTGATTTCAGCCTGCAGGCCGCGCAACTTGATACCAATGTCACGCCGCGTCAACCCGTCACCAAGCGTCTGAGCATAAGCCTTAAGCGTATCAAAACGCTTGACCGGAACGGCGAAATGCTGCGGCCTGCTCTTGCCACGAACCGTATCGAAAGTGAACTCGGGGAGATGGTAAAATTGTTCCCCGGGAATTGTGAGATCACGAACGGTCAAGGTGGGATCACCAGAACCGATATCGATACGGAATGCGAAGAGCGTGCCCACACGCGCAAGTTCATCGATCATGATGGTCTTTCCCTTGAAGAGGGGCAACGGCAAAGCATAACTCATCATGGCCTCAGCGTCATTGGCGTAACCCAAGGTCGAACTATCAGCAAACGCCATAGTAATGGCACCGCTCTTGTGACGCCGGTAATTGACCTCCAGGATTGGATCGTGGAAGAAATTAACATTGCCATCCAGGAATGGGACGGGCAAATGCTGCACCAAGAAAGCCGTACTGGAGCCGGTGCGGATCATGCCGGTGATCAAGTCAGAAAATGACTCGTCGTGGACATTCAACGAAACGGTAACAGCACCGACAACGGCCAGATCGCACTCGACGTGTCGCGATCGACAAGAGACCTTAGCGTGGAAATCGCGAGCGACCTGCGATCCACGGTGGAGATAACGGAAGTCATCACGTCCATCCAATATCGGCGCGCAATTGTGGCAAGTATTTGGGAAAATACTCACTTGCTTTAGCGAGCCGGCGATCAACCTGACGGGTGCATCAGGGAATTGAGATCGCAAGTTGGTAGCGATGAGCATCTCCATACCATAACGCGCAGCGATCATGAAGGCGTGAGGAGCCTGATTATCGATGCCGAGTACGCGAGCCGTTGGGAAAGCGGCGGCAAGGGCAGTGAGCTGCAGCTCATTAGCGCTAGACGGGGCATGGATAGCCGGTTTCTGTGTGTGCGCCATCATGATCGCAGCGATCTGCCTCTTGGCCATAACGGCCACCTCAGACTGGATCTGATTGACCTCGGAAAAGGTCGCAGCAAGTCGCTGCAGCTCATAGAGCTTCGGATCCAGAGTAGCGATATCACGCGAATTGGAGAGCAATGCGCGGGTAACCACCGAGGTGAACATTTCGACCACACGAGGTGGAAGGGGGGCGGGCAACGCGTACTCCTTAGCCCTGTCCCAAGCACGGTTAGTACCGTGAAATTGATCGTAGTTTTGCGTGTAATACGCATAAACACGGAACAAGGGATGGATAAAGGAACCGATGTCATAACTTAACTGCCCGGCGTGGAAAAGCCAAGCAGTGATATCGGTGAAGGTGGCGTCCAAAGCGAACCCATGGTCGAGCAGAAGTTGCAGATAGCCGGCAATCTCCGGGGGGAAATGTGGCAGCATCGAGCGAATGACTTCCCAGTCGATCAGAGGGGGGGAAGGTAAGACCGGCGACCAATTCGCATGCAATGGTAGATGCGAGAGGTACAACGCCTGCATAGAAGCGAGCAAATTCTTGGCACCCTCAAAAATAAGATGAGGGGCGTTGTGAATTAGCATCGAGTCGGCAAACGCGATGACCGGGGTCAAACCAGGGGGGGCCGAGAAACGTCGCGGCAACTCTTCAGAACCGACGCGCACCAAGGAATTGACGGCGCGCGAAGAGGTTAAGAAACGACACGGGTGGGTATGCCCGTAATTAGTGGCCGGGGAGATATGACCGGGTGTATAATCACACGCCCTCCAAAGCGAGTGAAAATATGGTTCAAGGCGCAAAACCCGTTGCAGGGTAGGCCACGAACCCAATGAATCCTCGGCGAATAATCGCCAACGATGAGAAAACAAGGCCAGGTAGCAGTAACCTGGCCTGTCCGCTCGACGGCGGGCACGCTTTCGCGTGATGTACTCCATCTTTTGTGACAAGGGATACAAATAAGGAAGAAAGGAATTTAACAAAGATTTATGCCGGAACAGATGATGGATAACGAGGACCTTATGAGCTCAGGGGTAACAACGTAACAAACG